ACACACACAATGGCAAATTATTTATTACAGCCTTCTGATTATGACGAAGGACCAATTGTCTATCCTCTTCCAATAGATAAGGATGGCAATAAAAAGCTCTGGATTATACAAGGAGCTAAAATATGGGCTGATGACTTCCAACAAGCTTTGGAAATAGCAGCTCTCATTAACGCCTCATTAGAATAAGAATTTTATATGGCAAGCAATCGTTCGGGCCTGTATATCTATACTGGGCCCTTTTTCTTTATTTTATAACATATTAAACTAATAAACATGGAAAAAGTAGCAAAAATCGTTGTTCTCATGATTGTCCTTCTGGCCGTAATAGGTGGCCTTATGTCTTGTGCAACCAATGGATATGGATGCAAAGGCAGAGCTAAAGAACCTACGGGTACAGTAGGCAAAGGTTGGAAAGCATTGTAAATCAATTATTTAATCAATAAATCCACACAACATGTCAGTGAAATTTGACCACACCCAAGAGTCTCTACATCTTGCTCTAGGCATAGATGATGAGCGTAGTGATGCACTAGATGCCATCATGTTCTTCTGCATTATTGACCAAAACATTCTTAGAGACAGTCTCTTTGATGATCCAGACGAGGCACCTATGAACATGCGTACAAAGACAGGCATTCTGGAAAAGGCCTTTGATGAGGCTAAAAATGAGCCTGAGCGCATCTATCTATCCATGGAATATGGTAAGATAGATACAGACCTTGATAATGACAATAATGGCATTAGAACATTCATGAAAGGCTTGTTAATGATGTATGAGGGCGTAGATGGTAATCTACACAAGTTTATTTCTAAGTTCATCAGCTACAAAAACAAGGCTAAAAAGGCTTTTGAGAACAGCTGTGACGAGGATGATGATGACGAATAAATAAAACGCACACAAATGGAACAAATTAAATTCAACCACGATGGTGGTACACTGGCAGAAGCCATGTGTATTGACCCAGAAAGAAAGCTAGAACTTGAGGGTATTGTCCTTTACAATATGATTATTGTAGAAATCATGTCTCAAAAGCTCTTTGGCAGCAAAGAAAAAGCTCCTCGCAACCTCACCACCAAATCTGGTGTGTTAGAAAAGGTGCTTGACTATGCAGAAAACCTAACAGAAGCTGTATACATTACATATGAGTATTGCAGCGTGGATATCAGGACTAATTCTGATGCAGGAATAGAAGGTAAGATGTTCTGTACAGGTATTGCCATGAAAATCAAGCAGTTGGATCTTGATGAGGACAAGTTTATAGAATGGTATTCATCACAACGTAGAAAAGCTTCTAAAGAAGCTAGCAAATAGCACAATTATTAACCAAAAAATCCCATGTAACATGGAATCTAATCCACACACAGAGACAAGATTGACAGAAGAAGCCTTAAAGCGTAAGCTTAAGGAAAGACTAGAGGCAATGAGCGCCACAAAGAAAAAGACAGTTAGTAAAGCACCGCCTAAACCATTTGTTAAAGAAGCTCCCACAGCTGATGACATGCTAGAGCTTATAAAAGCTAGTGGTCCTGCAGCAGATGCAAAACCTGAGGTGAAACCACCCTTCACCAGCACTAAATACATAAAGCTGAATGGGTATTTCAGGGTGAGTGAGGGCGTGTATGCCATCCTCAAGCGTAATATTGTACGCAGCGTAAATACGCTTCTTCTAGGCCCTACAGGCGTAGGTAAAACAGAATTGGTTAGCAACATCGCTAAAGATTTGGGTGTGCCTCTCACTATTTTCGATATGGGCACCATGACAGACCCAATTATGTCTTTGGTGGGTAATCACGTCATTAAGATGCAAGATGGTGTCACCACCAGTACATTTGTGAAGAGCAGATTCTCTGATGTAATACAGCAACCAGGCATTGTTATGCTTGACGAGATAAGTAGAGCTGTTGTAACATCCAACAATCTGTTGTTCCCATGTCTGGATTTTCGTAGAGAGCTGCCCATGGAATACTGTTTTGATGATGTACAGCCTATAAAGGTGCATCCTCAATGTGTATTCATTGCTACAGCCAATCTAGGTGGCCAGTATACAGGTACACACAAGCTTGACAGAGCTCTATTAGACAGGTTTATGATTGTGGAAATCGATCCTCTGAGCGATAAGGAGGTGAGAAAAGCCATCAATACACACTGTCCATCTATTGAGTCAGATAAACTATCTAAGATGATTAGAGTGTATTCAGGCATCAATAAGGCTCACAACGAGTTCACAGTGAGCTTCAACCTGTCTATTCGCCATCTAAAGATGATTGGTGAGCTTGTAGAAGATGGATTTACACTCTACGATGCATTCTATATCATCTGTAAGGGTATAGGTGGCACAGAGGGTGCAAAGTTTCTCGAAACCTTATTTGACACAGCTAAACCCACATCAGATGAAACAACCAAAGATGATGATGAAGAAGACTGCTAGTCTGTTTGGTTGGGAGGATAGTTATTTTGGTGGATACGAAAGGGTGGTTTATGATCACCCTTTTGTCCACATTCCTCCAACCATTGGATTTGATTACAATAGTTTTCCAAGAGGTCTATCTGTTTACACAGCTGATAAATTGTGTAGAATATTCTTGCTTAAGGTGAGTAAGAGTATTGCTCATGAGTTTACAAAAGATATGACAGTAGAAACCATTCGTACACCTATGGGTGATCCTGTTACATTCTATGCAATCAACAAGAAAAGACAAAAACTTTGCTTGGATGTTCTTATTGATTCAGGAGATGAGCTTTGTAACATGTTCAGGGAGTATAAAAGCTTCCTAAAAGATGTGGATTTCTTCATTGAGAAAGAAGAGAATAAGAAGAAAGACAACAAGGAAAAATCACCAATGGGCACACCAGATAGTGAAGAACATGTAGTGGTGTCTAAAGAGGAAATGGAAGCTATGACTGAAGAGCTTAAAAAGGTGCAGATAAACGTGCCTGAATGGCAATTGACAAAGGGTTCTGTATCTGGCAAGCTTAAAGAACGTACAGAGTTTGTTGTAATGGACAAATATACAAAGCCTTGCGTATTCAAACCTAATGAGGTGAGAATGGGCAATGCTCTTGTATCTTTGTTAGACATATCTTTTGAGCCTAAAGAGGACATCATTGAAAACCTTATATGTGGCAAAATGAGCCCACATAAGGTGGCTGAAATACCAGCTGGCAATACACATGTCTATCACAAGGTGGAACAAGATGTATCTACAAGACCCTTTAGCATCTGTGTACTAGGTGATGAGAGCGGATCTATGCGTGGTGGTTGTGCTTCAAAGCAAAACGAGCTCTTCAAGGTGCTCTATTATGCTTTTTCACAAATACTACCTCCTCAAAAAATGTTCTTCTATGGACATAGTGGAGGATCTACGCCAGAGATTAGAATTTATCACGAGCTCTACAATCCTAATTTTGAGCACACCATCGAAAGACAAATGAAAAACTCGTATGAAGAAAACTACGATGGTCCTGTTATAGAAAACGTTTATGAGCGTGTTAGAAAACAAACTTCTGACAACATCATATTCATATCTATTAGCGATGGTGCACCTGCAGGTAGAGGCTATGGTGGTCAAAAAGCCATAGATGAAATGAAGCGGGTGATAGAGAAATGTAAACGAGATGGATTTGTTACACTAGGTGTGGGATTATACTATGGACGTGTGAGAGAGATTTATAACTATCACACTGTTGTTAACAGCACCGATCTTGTTAAAAACGTTAGCTCTCTCATTAATCGTGTTGTAAAAACGGAATTTAAGGATTGATTTGTGTGTGTGGGACGGGAGAAGGGACAAGCTCTCTTGCTCCCGTCATTCTTTTAACTCATTAACAATCAAAAATTTATGAAAACTATTCAATTAACATCAAGAGAGTTTGTCACATTTAAAACACTGGCAAACCGTATGCAACTCATGTTCATGTATTGGATTAGTGGAGGCACCATCTTCATCAAGGCTAATACAGAATCGCTCTCTAGGCTGGGTTATTAAGGACAAAAGGACAGCTCTGTTGATTCAGGGCTGTTCCTTTTTTGCTAAATAATGTGTCTTAAATCGGACAAAATCCGAATAAATGTGCTTTTTTAATGTGTCGAAAAAAGGACAAAAACACACCATAAAGTGCTTTTTATGACACATTATTAATTAAATCACATTGTATGAGTAAAATAATGATAGCGTTGGGCCTTGTGCTCACCATGTCTGTCCTTTTGTACCAAGTGTCCAGCCAGGATAGAAAGATAAAAACTTTGAATAAGCAAATTGTAGAGCTAGAACGTAGAGCCAGTGTTGCAGACTCCCTACAGGCTGAGCTGTTTCCAAAGGAAATAGAGCTTAGCAGGTTTGAGACAGCCTTTAGTATATTTGCTAGGCGACATCCTGTGTATGCAGACATTTATGCCTCTATTATATCAGAAGAAACAGAATAATATGCCAGACATAACTATGTGCAAGGGTACAGAATGCCCAGCTAAAGACCAGTGTTACAGACACACTGCAAAGGCTGATAGATATCAGTCCTATTTTGTAGAGCCACCATACAAGGATGGCAAATGTGAATATTATTGGGGTGAGAATGCTGAAGCTATATGGAATCAGCTCAACGATATTGTTAATCCACAAACCAAATAATATGGCACAACAAACAGCAATGCAGACACTTATTTCTTGGGGAGATGAAATGTTATTGAAACACCCACAAAAGATTTTATCATTTGGGGAAGCAATAGACAAAGCAGTTGAGTTATTACAAATGGAGAAGGAGCAACGTATACAAGACTATAATGCAGGGTATACTGATGCTCAGTGTAACCACATCAATGATGCAGAGAACTATGTTAATGAAATTAACTACATTAATTCTAAAGAAAAATAGCTATGCGTATACTCGCAGAACTGGGATTCAAATCCTACATTCCTTCTCGTGGGCTGGAGAAAGGAATGCTGTTCACTTATAAGCTCAATCATGGACATAAAATAAAGGAACAGGTGGGTGTACGTAGGTTGGAATCTGTTCCTATGGATCAAGAAGCCTTTATACGAGATAATGGCTATCCTGTCTATCCTGTTCTCACCATTGATGATGAAATTGTGGCTGAAGAAGCTGAAATAGGATGGTTTGATGCTGGTCCTGAGTCTGAGGATCTAGAAGACATCACCATAGAACAATTAAATACTATTGTAGACATATATGAAGGAGAGGTGGCTATTGAGGCAGATGAAGAAACAGAAGAACCTTTATTCATGGAGGGTCCCGATGGTATTAAAAAGGTGATAATCAGCTATCCTGAAGAATGGGAAGAAGAGGATGATGATGATGATGACGAAGACTATGATGATAATGATGAAACAGATGAGGATGATGACACATGGAAGGAAATTTAAAACACACACATATGTTAAAATTTATCAAAGAGCTGCTATTTGGCAGACGTGCAAAGCCTGTATGCACAATCAACACTAGTCTTCGTACAGTGCAACCCACAACACACGCTACAAGTTTTGGAGACTGGTGTAAAGAATTCAATGTCAGTATGTTACACAATCGTAAACCTTTACATTTAAATTAATTAAACATGGGAATGGACGTTTATGGCTTAAGCCCACAGCTTGTGAGCGAAAAGCCCGTTGCTCCTGATTGGGGCACAGCAACACAAGATGAAAAGGATGTTTATTTCAAAGCACAAGACGCTTTTGAAGAATCCAATCCAGGTTATTATTTCAGAGCTAATGTGTGGGCCTGGAGGCCTATACATGTGCTCTGTGATCTAGCCATCAAGGTGATGGATGCTCCTCTATCTACAGAAGGGTGGGGAGATAACAGTGGGAATGGCCTAAAAACACAGCTACAGTGTGACATATTGGCTGATGCACTAGATCTGTTTCTTATTCTCAACAAAGCAAACGCTAAATCTGATGATGACAGCGTGTATATATGCTTTGGTATGTGGGTGTATGGAAATGGTCAGTTTGTAAACACAGACAAGTGTGAAAAGCTTAATGAAGAACATCCTGTAGGCACCATTATATACAACGGTGTAGTGGATGAAGAGGGAAACCTTGTATTTCCAGCATATGGTGTTACACTAGGACATGTAAGAAGATTTGTCAACTTCCTTCGCCACTGTGGAGGATTTGAAATTTGTTAACCAATTAAAATTCAATAAAATGGGAAGAAAAACCATCTATTCTCCTGCAGCGATACAGGAGATGAAACAAGCAATTCGCACAGGTAGACCAGTGGCTCATTTAGCTGAAGAACTTAGCGTAAAATGGGGCCATAATTATCTGAGTCTCAAGAACAAAATGTATGGTATTGCAAAAAGCACCTACAAGATTAAGGAATGGAAAGGTCCTAAAAGACGCACATTATGCGCTTTGCCTATGTTTAAGTATGAAAAGCGTAGAGTGAGTGAACAAAAGCAAGAAACTACTCCTCCCACCACTGGAGCGAGAATAGAGCGCTATGAAGATCACATCCGTATATATTTCTAATCATCCTTAAAATCCACACACATGTCTGCCAGCCTAGAGTATCGCTCCATATGGAGCCCCGTAAAACCCTTAGTTTATTCTGACGATTCAAGAGACACAGCTGTAAATACATTTATAGACAAGCTCTTGAAATTCAAACTACACACAAAGCGACTCACGATCACCAGCAATAAATACTGGTATGAACCATCAAGTGAGTACAAAGCCTATGTTGTCAGAATGAAGAAAATTAAGTAGGTTTGTAGGTGAAAACAATATTGTTCCTGCCCTCTGAAAAGAGGGTGGGAACATATTTTAAAACCTATAACATATGGCAAAAGAAACATGTGTGCTTTGCGGCACAGAAACCCCTTATGATGAAACAACACATATCGATTATAGATATGGGTATATAGAGGGAGCAGGACAATTATGTAAGGAATGTTACAACAGAGGTACAGAACGCAGACAAATCATCATCCCTGCAGACATCATTTACAACACTCCTAATGATATGGAACTAGGAGCCAAGGTGAGAAAAATTTATAATCAATCTATTTAAAATGTCAACTAAAAAATCAGCTGCTGAAGAAACAGCACGCTTAACCATTACATGTGACGCAACTGATAAGTGCAATGTGGAAATAAAAGGAGATAAACATTGCCTCACAGCAGCGTTCGCAACGTTACTGATGAATGATGATGATGATAACGAGTTCCGTGAGATGATAGAATTAGCTATTCATGTTGTTGTACAAGAACAAAAAAGAAATAAGAAAGCAGCTGTTAAAAAGAAGGAAGAATAATGAACGTAGTTATATACGATATAGAAACTTTAAAAGAGTATTTTCTTGTAGTGTGTCTTGTTCCTAATCATCCCTATAGAGTGCAAAGACCACCACTGGGTGGGCTATAACAATCTCCGATTTGACTCTCAGGTGGTAGAATGGGTGTTACGCAACTATGAACATTGGCATGATCTATCTGGGCTAGAAATAGCCTCTAGAATACATCAAAAGGCTCAAGATGTGATAGATGATGCTAATTATGACGTGTTTCCAGAGTACAGAGAATCTGATCTCAGCCTCAAACAAATAGACCTGTTTAGAATACACCATTTCGATAATAAGAATAGGCGTGTAAGTCTAAAGAGACTAGAGTTTGAGATGGACCTTGAGAACATTGAAGAGATGCCTATAGCACATGATATGACAGGAATGACTGAGGAGGACATATCCACGATAACAGGCTATTGTTTGAATGATGTATGGGCCACTTATCAGTTCTACCGTGTAACCATTGGTGATACAGACCATCCTTTGTACAAAGGGGACAACAAAATAGAGCTCAGACAGGATATAGAAGAGGAGTTTGGTATTCCATGCCTCAACTATTCTGACAGCAAGATTGGTGATGAGATGATCAAGAAATACTACTGTCAGCAGAAGCGTCTTGATTACAAAGAGCTGCCTAAAAAGGGGTTCTTCACCAAATACACAGCTGTAAAAGAGTGTATTGCACCCTATGTAGCATTCCAAACGCCTGAGCTACAGCAATTTCTAGAGCGTATTAGAAAGCTGAAGCTTGGTATAAACGATGATTTTAAGGAAGAGCTGCATTTCTATGGGAATGTCTATTCATTCATGAAAGGTGGTTTGCACACAGAAAACGGTCCTAGAATATTTGAAGCAGATGAGGAGTATGAAATAATAGACTGGGATGTAAGTTCGTATTATCCAGCCATCATCATCAATAATGAACGCTATCCAAGGCATCTAGGTAAGGAGTTTCTGCAAGGTTATAAAACCATGTTTGAGAAAAGACTAGAGCTCAAGCCTTTAGCCAAGAAAGACAAGAAAATCAAGGGTATTGTAGGAGCACTAAAGCTCGCTGTAAACTCTGTGTATGGTAAGAGTTCTGATGTACAGTCGTGGATCTATGACAGACAGCTCACCATGTTCACCACTATTACAGGTGAACTGAGCCTCATGATGCTCATCGAGGCGTATGAGTTAGCTGGTATAAATGTCATCTCTGCAAACACAGATGGTGTCACCATTAGGATTAAAAAGGCCTTGATAGCCAAGATGCATGAGATAAATGCATGGTGGAGCACGCTCACTGGTTATGAGCTAGAAAGAGCTGACTACCAGAAGATTATATTCTCTACAGTGAATGACTATCTAGCTATTAAAACAGATGGTGAAATCAAGAAAAAGGGTGACTTTCTCACTGATTTTGAACTACATAAGAATAAATCAGCAAGGATTGTACCCATAGCTCTAGAAGCTTATTTTGTACATGGGTCACCTATAGAGGCTGTTATAAAGCATCACAGAAACATCTATGACTTCTGTCTGAGACAAAAAGCTAGCAAGGATTTTCATTATGAGGGTATTGACAGAACCACTGGCAAGAAAACCATCTACCACAAGCTCATCCGTTATTACATATCAAACACAGGTGAGAAGCTATTGAAGGTGAAAAATGAGAATTCTGATAGTGGTGCTGCAGACATATCACAAGTGGAGGCTGGTGAGTGGGTGGCTACAGTGTGTAACCATCTTCCAAAGAATGCCCCACTAGATAACATCAATCACGCTTATTACATAGAGCGTGCTGAGAAGATTATAAGAAAGATACAGACAGAAGGAAAGGGGAAACAAATAGTTGTAGACCCCAACCAGTTAACTTTATTCTGATGACCAAACCAAAAGGCCTAAGGCCAAACATAGGTGATAAATACAGAAACCTACGATCTGAGGTGTGTTTTATAACATACAAGGATAAAGAGGTGATAAAGCTGTGCTACATCTGTGACAATCCCTACACAGAGGTGTGGGATAGAAAGGAGTTCATTGAAGAGGTGAAGAAATTTCACTTCTTCATTGAGCCCAAAGAGAAGATTACAAGGCTAAATGTTGCAGATCATCTCCTTGAATACCAACTAAATATGATTGGTAAAACTACGGCTGATGCTAGAAAAGATGATATGTGGTATCACAACTGGACATTCACACAAAAGCAATATGAGCTTTTTAAAGCATATGCCATACCACTTCTCAAGAAAACCTTTAGATGTAACACCAAGAAGGCCACACAAACGTTTGACTGGTTCAACCTTCAGTTTGGTCTTCGCCTTAAAGACTAACACTTATGTTCTGGATTATTTTAATATTTGCGCTGTCATTCGCAGCCTGGATAACCTATGAGCTCTATCGTGCTCCTAATATAGAAGATGATAACAGCAGCCTCAACGATCATCATGAGGAGTGGGATGATAACAAAAATCACACAGAAGGAAGCTTTTAAAACAATACATATGGATAGTAATAATGATTGCCTCTACCACTTAACAGATGAGACAGGGAATGTGTATTACAACTACATTACAATTTGTGGAGAACCCTGGCTTCACAGAGAATTAAGAAAACATCATGCTGCTTTGTACACTTATGGAGAGATGTTAGTGGCTAAACATTATTTCTCTAGAAAGAAAATAAGAACATTTGAGAAAAGAGTGGATAAACCTGGATATAAAAAGAGAACAAATGACAAACCAACAAAAATTTCCTGATGACTTTGAGAGGGAACAGCTAAAAGATTTCATATATTTGCAAGAGGAGCAGGAGATGATAATGAGGGAGATTAATGAAGAAGAACATCGTCTGCCTGCAAAGATAACCATTATAGGAGAGCTTCCTAAACTCAAGACAGATGAAGTTGAACATAACCATTTACCATTTTGAAGAACTAATCAAGAAGACATATTCACTGGATCTAATATTCCTTCTTAAGCTGCTTGAAGAAGGACTAGACACTCAAGAACTCTGTGCAAACAGTGTAAGAGTGTGCAATCTATTTCAGACGCTTGAAAGAAAAGGACTCATTGGAACAGATCAAAAGCTCACACTACAGGGCAAAGAACTTCTGTCATTTATGGAGACAGAAGGAGAGGTGAAGATTGCTAAGAAGAAAGCTGGTCCATCAGAGTTTGAACAGTGGTGGGCAGCCTATCCTGGCACAGATACATTCACACACAAAGGAAAGCGATTTGCAGGCACTAGAGCCCTTAGAAAAGAAAAGGATGATTGCAGGCTAAAGTTTGACAAAATCCTGCTAGAGGGTGAATACACACTCCAAGAGATGCTTGCAGCTCTAAAGTTTGATGTGGAGCAGAAGAAAGAAAACTCCGTAAAAACAGGAACTAACAGGCTTACATACATGCAAAACAGCCTCACCTATCTAAACCAACGCAGCTTTGAGCCTTATGTAGAGCTCATCAGAGAAGGTGCACAGGTGGAAGAGGCTAATAAACCAATAGGAGGGACAGACATATGAGTTTTGAGCAGCTTAAACAGGAGGTGCAGCAGGGCCTGGATGGTAGAAATGGGGGTATACCCATGGGATTTGACAGGCTCAATAGGTACATTGGCATACGCAAGAGTATGTATTTCCTTGTGGGTGGTCTCACAGGTTCAGGCAAGACCAGCTTTATAGATGATGCATTTGTGCTAAATCCTTTTGACTGGTATATCAGTCAGGCTGATCCAAGGATTAAGCTACGCATCATATATCGTTCAATGGAGCGTACAAGGGTGTATAAGCTAGCCAAATGGGTGTCTAGAAAGATATTCCTGGATCATGGCATCATCATTCCTGTCACCAAGCTATTGGGCTGGACAGATAGAATGAACCACGATGAGCATGATTTATTCCTCATGTATGAAGACTATATGGGTAGAATGGATGATGTCATCACCATCATTGATGGACCAGAGAATCCCGTAGGTATTGCCAAAGAGTTAAAAGCCCATGCATTACAGCATGGCAAAATAGAACAGGTGGATGAGTTTAACAAGCGATATTTCCCAAATAATGAGCGAGAAATAACCCTTGTTATCATCGACCATATAGGCCTTTTAAAGACCACCAAGGACCAAACCACTAAAAAGCAGGCTATTGACAAGATGAGTGATGAGCTTAGATATGCTCGTGACTTTTATGGGTATACACCTGTTGTTGTTAGCCAGTTCAATCGTGACATCAGCAATCCTATTAGGATAAAGAATGGTGATGTAGAGCCTCAGCTTGAGGATTTTGCAGAATCATCCAGCACCCAAAATGATGCTGATGTTGTGCTA